TTTGTTCTTGAAAAGTCTAATGTTGATGCATCAATACCTGCTTCATAGTTACCAATAATAGACTTGGTAATGAAAATAGAATTTGCATTCAACTCTTTCTTCGGGTCACCACCATGACCTTGAAGAGGTGAGATAATAGGCTGACCTATAAATCCTATAGGTCCAGGTGATGTATGTACTGGAATTAACTTAGCCTGAGTATGACTTGATCCATCTTGAAAGATAGTTACCTTTTTAATTCCGTGATTGCTATCATATTGAGTGGCATATGCAAGAGTTGAAGATTGTACAACCTTGACTAATGTATCTGATTGGTAGTTAGAACCACCATTTAAAATCTTAATATCACCTGGGCTATCAATTATACCTCTACCATTATCAGATAATGTAATCTTAGCAAGACCTGTTGCAGTCTTTCTATTTGGATTATTAATAAGGCTCAATTGTGATTCTTCAAATGATGACGAATCTTCAATGAATTTAACAGGTACCCAGTTGTTTAATTTAGGATAAGAGTCTAATGTTGTATAGCTATCACCCTCAACTGCATTAATCAGCTGGTCTTTTTCTGGGTAAAATTGAACCAATGATCCATTAGTAACAGTCTTAATTCTAATTCTGGTGGACTCGACTGTATCTCCGTCGCCATCAACAAAAATTGGAGTAACAGGGGTGTCATATATTCCACCATACCATCCACCATTATCAGCAGAATAGCTTGGTGAATAGTTTACACCTGGGCTACTGATATCGACTCTATCAATTGTACCAATAGAACCTGTCCAGTCATCTGTAATATAAAGTGGTGCAAAGTCTGGATTAGGAGATTGGTTTGTATTAAATTGAGATAATAGAGAACCTGGTACAGTAAACATATACTTCCACTTATATCCATCACGCAATGTGACTGGTCTAATCGATGGCTGAATCTGATCGTGTGGAGGTTGTGTAGATGCACCTCCGCCATTATTATCTAAACATTTGTATACCGATCCATAATTTGGAAGATTGACTCTTCCTTGAAAAACATAATAGTTATTATTTGGACTTGCAGACTGATCTAAGTTTACTTCATACTGACCATAGACCTTACCTGATTCCCAACTTCTTTTTCTAAATGCAACATTTGTATTGTTGGCAGTTAGTCTACTCAAAGCTGTCATATTTCTTCTTACATTAATATCATCTTTGAAAGCATTGGTTGGAATAACAGGAGAATCATTAGTTGAATTAGGAGAAAGATATGAACTACCCCAATTAGTAGACTGACCATAAAAAACATATATCGGTCTTGTAGCATCATCAAGGTCACCTTCAAAGGTTTCGAGGAATCTACTTTTCATCGATTGCGTAATGAAATTATAACTTACCCCAGTAAGTGGTATATTATTTGGTCTTGAACTAAATGGATTGTCTAGTGGAGTAGTCATGTATCTCTATTTATATGAATCGACAATGTTATTGTATGTAAGAATCGGTGCAGATGCGTATGGACTTAGTCTTGAATCACCTGTTGTCCACCCGACTGTTGGCGGAATATCATTTCCTCTACCTATCGAATCAAAGTTTAATGTTTTAAATAATGGCATTGGTGAAAGAAATGGTGTTGCATGGATATTTGATAATCCTTGTAATATCCAGCTCGGTGAAGACCAATAGATAACTGCTGTTCCTTTTTCAGGTGAAGAATCTACTCCAGCTGGTGAATCAGCAGCTTTAAACCAATAATATCTTCCGTTTATCTTGCCACGTCTTGGTATTTTAGTTGGCGATAGATTACCTAATGTTGATACTAATTTTAGTTGGCCATTTACTGTGAACCCGGCTGGACTCGCAAGACCTGGACTGATATGAGCACCTGGCAGATAGATACCATTATAAGGAGAGTCACTCCAAAATTGAGCAGCACCTACTAAGTTTTTATAATTAGAAGTCAGACCAGAAATAGTAATCTGTCGTTGAGAAGGTGAACTATTTAAAAAGTCTTCCATAAAATAGTCAGAGCCATCTGCTATTTCTGTTGAGTTCGTAATTTGATTCAACGTAACAATTGATATTGGAGACTGCGAAAATGAATAGTCATCTCTAAAGAATGATTCACCGAGTGATGTGAGTATCTTTTCGTCTGGCCTTGAAGTATCTGGTGAATCTCCTAATCGAGTACCCGGTGTTGGACTATCTCCAAATTGATAAACACCACCAGGTTGAAATGCTTCTGATTCTAAAGATTTGAGTTCAACTATACCAATTCTCTCATCAAAAGATACGGGTGGTGTTGTTTCAATCTTAATATCATTAAAGACATTATAACCAACAGGGTGAATCAGTTGTCTGAAAAGATCACGATATTTGTCATAAGTAATGTTAGAGCGTATTTCATAACTAAACTTATCATAAAATCTACCATCTTGTAAAACTGAATCGGCTGAGAGTTGACTCTTATCATCTTCAGAATATCCTGCAGTAACGACAAGAGTATCAAAGTGAAGGTTAACTATAAGTCTTCTTTCAGGTGAATCATACCCAATAGGATTAACTATTTCAACCCCTCGTTGAATACGCAATTTTAAAAATCCTTGTCCATTATATTTAAAGTCAATTAGCTTTGACGTATTATATAATGTATTACCAGACCCTCTCTGAAGAATTTTAAATTTTAATACTTCTCCAATTGGTCCAATAGCTTCTACTTTTGCTTTAAATGTATTCTTTCCAATCTCATCAATAAAAAGAATATCGCCTACTTGATTTCTTGTACCACCAGATACGATCTCAATATCTTTTAAAGTTTTATATCCTTTTCCGTAGCAAACATCATTGAGATAAACTTTATTGCCTGGAAAGAAACTACCTGAAGCGGTTCCTGCATCAAAGTGAAGAGTAAATATGTCTTCATCGTATTCTTCCTTTGATACTCTGTCGACAATACCTGAACCAGTAACTAAACCAAATTCATTTTGCTGAGAAATTAACGTTCCTTTAAGATCATTAGCATCTCTTCCACTTTCAGTGACAATACGTAAAAACCGATTCTGATTATATTTACTACCAGATGGAACAATAACCTTAAGGTATGGTTCTTCAACTTCAACTATCTTATTATAGAATAGCTGAAAGAATATAATGATACTTTTTGATGTACCTTTTAAATTATAATAATCAACTAAACGTTTAAGAAGGAATGTCCTTTCAGTAACCACTGAAGCTGATACATTCTTAGCAATTGTCTGGGCAAGACTTTCAACAAACGTTTCATCTAAAACTCTGTCTAAGTCTTGGTTTTCATTGATTAAAGATATTAAGCTAGAAGGCGCATTAGAAACATTCTCTTGAGTATAATAATTATCAAGAAAGGCAATTAAGTTACTTGCGGTACCTCTAAGCTGCTCTGGTAAGAGTTCTTGTAATCTTGTATTTTCTAATGCCATATTTTAATATCCGCCATATCCTCCGCTACTAGCTGGAGGTGTTGGATCAGGTGTTGCTTGTCCACCAGATGAACCTGATGCTACTGATCCACCTGATGCTACTGATCCACCAGTTGATGCGACCTGCGCCTGTTGGTCTGCATAACTTACGGTACTGGCTGCTTCTGCGGCCGCGACAGTTGTTGCGGTTTGAGCTGAAGTAATTGTTGGGATATAATGAACATATCCTCTACTACCATATTCTAGGTGTAAAGCATTAGTAGCAGCATAATATGCAACTCCAGTATTAGGGTCATACATTGTATGTGGAACGAAATTACCGCCTGAGCTATATGGATTATACGAAGCTGAAGTTTGTTGAACTTGAGGAGCGCTCACATAGTTGGTGGCTACGATAGAACCAGATGCTTCTTTCAATTGTGAATTTCCAAATATATTTGTCTTGGACATATCAATTGTTAAAAGTTTATTCTCTAAACCAGGAATATCATAAGAAAGTGGTATAACAGTAATATCAACTTCACTTCTTGATGTAGATGGTTGAGCATCTAATTGTAATATACCAGTTAATGGATAAAGAGTTCCAACATTAGCATTCTCGATCACCTTAACATTTTCTTTATTGATATAATATCTACGAACATTTCTTCTATTTCCATCACCTGTCATTGGTACGTCTTCAAGGTAATATGTTCTGTCTTCGTATACCCACCCGGTTGATGTTATGAAAGACCCTTCTTGGTTTACATCACCAAGTAATTGAAATTTGTAATCTGCTCTATGCCCAGATGTTAAAAGTGGATCAAAGATTATTTTCTTATAAACAAAGACCTGTGCAGTCGTACCAACAATAGAGGTATCAGTATTATCTAAAGCAGCTAAGAATTTTGAATATCTGAAATTATTTCCATAGCTCTGTAAGAAAGTATTATTGAAAGATGATGTTGCAGTTCTAACAGCGGTTTCTAATTGGTTCTTTGTTAAAGCTGTTAGGCTAGCATTATATTTTGGAAATACATTGAAGTATAAGAAAGTATAATCTGCATCAATAATAACTGGTGTAACTGTTACGATTCTCTTCTTGCTTAGATAATTTAATACTTGCTGTTTTTGATTCTGTGTTAGATATAATGAACCTTGAGGTTTAACCGAGATATAAACTTTACCATATTCAGGTGGTGTTAAAGTATCTCCACCATAAACTGAAACATCGGCTACATCACCTAAGGCATTTCTCACATTGATTGCATAATCATCAGAAGTAACAGCTCTATTTTGTGAGATAAAAGAACGAGGTGCATTGAACTGAATACTTTCGATTGATTCTCTTTCTGCTCCACCTGCAGAATTAGATACTGTGGTCAATCCACTTGAAGAAATAATTGTCGTATCTGTTGGATATGAATCAGCGAATGCAAATGTAGTTGCGCCATTCGAAGCAAGGGCACTAGATGAAATATATTCAATCGTAATAATTGAATTAGCTGATGGCTTTTTACCTAGAATATCATTACCAAACTGAAGTTGATAATAGCCATCATAATTTTCATTAAGATAATAAATGGTTGACGATTTAACAATATCAGCTTCAACATCAAATGGTGTATATGATACTAATGTTGTTGAAGTTTCTGAATCTTTTACTGTAACCTTTAATGTTGTCTTATCTATATTAGCATCAGGTATAATAAATTTTTCATTCTGTGAGTTGTTAAATATAAACTTATTTGTTTTCTTTTTACCTTCAACTATTTCTAAATTATCAAAGTTATATAATGTACCACTATCAACTGATGCATCTGCATATGCTGAACCAGATACAACATCAGATAAAGTTTCATAGGAATATGTAACACCATTTACAGATGTGGTAAACTGACTACCTGAAGGTAATGTAACGGATGAAGGAGCAGTTCCGCCACCATTATATTTTAATTTAAAGTTTACATTTGCTCTTGGAGCAGCTACTGACTTTGGAACATATCCAACTAGCTTCGCATGCGAGACAACATTAGATCGAACTTGTGCGGTATCAATGAATGATTCATTCACCGCCATGTGAGCATTGATCGCATTATAGTGAGTATTGTATGCAAGGATGTCAAGAATGTGATTCAATCCAGAGCCCTCAAAGTCATAGTCTGTAAAGTCTGAACTATTCTTAAAATAACTCTTTAAGTTATCCTTTATCTTTGTAAAATCAAGTTCTGTTGTATTTAATGTTGTTGCCATATTATCTTAATCTTTTTAAATAGAATGATGATTCAACTTCAAGATTTAAAGAAATAACATTATAATATAGACTGATTACATATGAGTTTCTATCTGAGTTGTCGGTTATTCTCACTGTTGTTCCATTAATTCTTGGTTCCTTTGTTCTTAAACATTCTAAAATTTCTGTCTTAATTGCTTGTGCAGTGAAATTACTTGCAGGTTCAAATAGTAAAGAAGTTACGTTTGAACCAATGTCAAATTGAAAGGGTCGGTCTCCGAAGTTAGTAAGAATTAGATTCTTAACTGATTGTTTAACTGCATCAATATCGGTTAGAGGTCTAACATCGCCTGTACCTGGATGCTTTAAAAACGACAATGATATATCACGATATTGTCGTTTGATCGATACATTAGTAGATGCTGATTTGTCCGATAAGGC